ATGTTACGCTACCCAGTTGAAATTACCCCTGATGATAACGGCACATATCTTGTGACTTGCCCTGATATTCCTGAAATGGCAAGCGTAGGTGAGGACTTAGAAGAAGCCCTATTAGAAGCACAAGATGGCTTAGCCACAGCCCTTGAATTCTATTTTGATGATAGACGAGAAATACCAATGCCAAGCCCAATTAAAGAGGGACAACATACGGTTAATCTTACCGTGCTGCAATCAATGAAAGTATTTCTCTTAAATGAAATGATTAAACAAGGTGTACGCAAAGCAGAAATGGCAAGACGATTAGATGTACACTTACCACAGATAGATCGCCTATTAGATTTTAATCATTCCACAAAAGTAGAATTTGTTGAGAAAGCCTATGGTAAGCTAAATCAACACTTTACTATTCTCCCTCACTAATAAAATAACCGCCTACGGGCGGTTTTCTTTTGCCTAAAATCTGCAAAATTCTCTTCAAAAACGACCGCTTGCAACTCAATCTGTTTATTTATTAAGCAATCAAACAACCTTTCTAAAAATAAATTCTTTTTAAAATCAATTATTTATAAAGATATCTTTAAATAAATTCTTATTTATATAAAGTTTTATTTAAATAATACTTTACAATAAATAAAGATTTCTTTATTATACACCCATCAAAACGAGCTACGGCTCAATGCTCTTTAACAATCTAGACAAAACCGCTTTAAGACTAATGGTGAAAGGTAGGAAGACGAAAGTCGGAGGCAGCCCTTAAAACGCCCACTACTTCAAAGCGTTATGCCCTTTGGTGCAAGCAAAGGAATACAAGCATACCCTTATAGCGGTTTAGGTGAAATCTGGGCGTGTACATTGAGACACAAGGGAGTAACCGAAATTCAAATTGTGCAAACGCAGCTCTAAAATGGCGTGACAGCTCGGAGAGACGGCATTTCAAATTCCAAAGCATATTTGAGAAAGTGTGCTTTGGAATATTAATAACAGGAGAACAAAATGAGTAATCAGGAATTTGTTAAATTAGGCAGCGTTGAACCTTCAACGATTGATGAATTACAGAAAGAAGATATTAGGCAGGCAATATTAAAATCCGTCTCTATAACGCCATATTATGTGGGGCTGGAAATAGCTGTTTGCCAAGCAATATCAGCCATCAATAAATTTAGTGATGGTTGTATTACAGAAGAGCTTTTAGATACGAAAAATGGTGATAAATACCGAAAAAATACTAATCAATAACACCAAAGTGATTTCATTTTTTCGGCATTAGCCCTAGATGTTGTCCAAGTATTATATTCCTCGAAGTTGTGGCAAACAAGAGGACTTGGCCCGGTGGCTCACAAGTATAAAAAAGAGCCACCATCTCTAACAGCTCTCAACAAAGAGTGAGACAAATAACCCCGTTTTAGTTTTAATGTTTTCTAAAGTCGGCGTTAAGCAGCGAAACGAATGTACTAGAGAGTTGTTAGAGATGGTGAAAGCCATCAACGTGAATTTCACGTTAAAGCGTAACCCCTGACCGCTTGGGTTAAAGCGGTAACCATTCAAAACCGCTTTACACTCTCCCCTGAAACGTCCTTAGAAGTTATGAAACCCACTGTGTAGAGCGGTTTTGAATGGCTAAGTTGTGTAACTGCTACAACTTAAAAAGAGCGGTTGATATTACGATTTTTGATTCTCTTGTTGAATCTTATCTAACATAAAATAATAAAATGAAGGTGTAAGAATATAAGACTGGAACATCGGATTAAACAGCTTAAGTTGAATCACTTTCTTGGAGAGGAGCGAGGTTCTTATCGCATTATTGCGGATTTCTAATGGAGCTCCACCGGCACTAACTAAGTGCATAATCTTACTTAATTCATCTTCTGATAATGATTGATAAACAGCCTCCCACATTTTATAAGATTTATATCTTCTGAATTGAGGGTAAACATAATTAACAATCTTTTGCCATAACCACACAAGAAAACGTTGAGATAAAATCCAAACCATTGTGGCAAGGCAAGTGAAAATAATTCTGCCAAAAGTAAGTAACGACAACCAGTCAGGCACATTTTCGGTTTGTTTGGAAAGTAAAAAAACTTCCCATTCCGGAGGAGTAAACACAAAGCTCACAAACAAAAGGGTTAGGAATATCGTCATATGATTAAAGAGAACTCTCTGAATAAGTGTATTTAACAAGGTTGCAATAGCTTCAACCATAATGAATTCCTATAATTTGTGAGGTGAGATGCACAAATTATATTCCTTGTTGAGGTGAGATGCAACGAGGCGAGCTTGCCCCTCGTTAAACGGGCTATTGACACCGCCCCCAATTCGGATTAAGATAACCGCACTTTCAACAGAAAGTCAGCAAGCCACAATTTAGTGGCTTTTTTTATATCCAAATTTTGAGGTGCGGGAATGGTAGCAGAAACACACTACACAATAGATAAAAACATGAAGTTACTCATCGAAATTGATAACAGCGAACCGCTACAACTCTCCACCTTTTGCCAAAGTATGGAAGGTATCGCTGCTGAATACCGCCAATTTATCCAAGATAACAAAATTGAAATAGAACCTTGTGAACAACATATTTATGTTGAAAAAATCACACAGGGTTGTTTTCTTGTTGAGCTTGCGGCACTGGTTTCAAGTACCTATCCATTGATTGAACAGGGTAATGCCATTCTTGAATTTGGAGGACACCTCAAAATGATTTTAGACTGGGCAATGAATAAAGGCGAAAAGCCCGAACGCCTGACACCGGCAATGTTAAAAAATGCCAGTAACATTTTAGAACCAATAGCGATTGATCCAAAGGCTCAATTCAATCTACAAGTATCGAATAACCAAGGCGATGTACATATCCATCTACACGCCGACAATGCAATGGCAGGGTTAGCTCAAAATAACATTAACCGAGAATTAAAACTCCTCAAAGAGCGTGAAGAAAATACCTTACGAAATACCACGCTCTATTGGTCGTCCACCGCAGATGCACAGAGCAAAGCTCACGACAGAGCGATCATTCCTGCTATATCATCCAAGCCAGTGAGAGTACGCTTTGAAGATAAATCACTAAAAGACACGATGATCATCAACGAAGAATACCCTTACCATAAAATCTTTTTAGTTGATGTATTAGTTGAATATATTGAAGATGAGCCTGTGATTTATAAAATCCTTAAGCTTAACAGTTCAATGAATAAAATCTAATTGACACCTCCGCTTACAACGGCTAAGATAACTGCACTACAAATCCAGTCGGTTATCTCGCTCCGACAATAAAAGCGGTTTTTTTATGCCTAGATTTTAGGTATTTGCCTTCAATGGCGGGTCGAGAGAGCCTAATAAAACACCTGAAAGGGAAATAAGCTCCGCCGCCCGTTTGCGGTAGTTGAAGCCCGATCACCCACTAAGTGATCAAATTACTAACTAAACAAACGGAGACAGTAAAATGTCAAATTTAACCATCCTCAACACATTAAAGGAGCAAATCAATGTGGAACATCACTAAACGCCCCTTTGAGAAAGAAACCTTAGACGACTGGGCAAAACTTTCAGTAGATGTTGCAAAGGTTGCAATCTTAGCAATTCCTGTTATCCTTTACGGTAAAGACCCGATAATAATCAAAATCATCAATACCGTTTTACTTGGTATTGGGGTATATGGTGGATTATTTGCTGGGCGTAAATTCAGAAAAATGAAAGAGGAGATGCAATAATGGGATTAACATTCGGACTAGCGGTATTCGCCGTAGTAATGATAGGTTGGGCATATTTTGCCAACCAAGCCGCTAAACATTAAAAAATTCTTAAAAAGCCTGTTTACAACACAGGCTTTTTTATTATATTATTCCGCTAACGGTGCTCAACACACCTTGACTAACAGCGGAATATCACCGCCCAAGTGCGGTTTTTTTGTATCCTGATTTTATGATCGGGTGGCGTTCCGTACATACAATACCGCAAGGAAAAACGGAAGGCTGTCTGTTAGCAGTGTTGAAGCACCCGATCGCCCTATCTCAACAATGGGGCTTGTAATAAAATCTAACAGAGGATACTCATCAATGACTACACCAATCCAATTTAACGCATTCAATTTCAATTCATCTGCTGTTCGTGTAATTACCGATCCAAATCAGGAACACTGGTTCTGCGGTACAGACGTTTGTTCAATCTTAGGTTATACAAACTCTCGAAAAGCATTACAAGATCATTGCAAAGAAGCTGGTGTAACGAAACGTTACATCAGCTATCCAAGCGGTAAAAAAGAAGCGATCTTCATCAACGAACCAAACCTATACCGACTGATTATCAAATCACGCAAACCAGAAGCGGAAAAGTTTGAAGCGTGGGTATTTGAAGAAGTTCTGCCACAAATTCGCAAGACTGGTAAATATGCGTTGCAAAATAATCAGCAAAATCTACCGCTTGCACCACCGCCAAAGAAATACTCTTTCGACTTTACCGAAGATGAACTCCAAAGCCTAGTATGGGCTTGGTTCGCTTTCGTGCGGGGTATTCACACTTTCCGCTATATTTACCCAATGTTTCAAAAGCTCGGCTCAAATATGGCTGGCGAAATCTACGGACAGGGTTTTGAATATAGCCACACTGCACAATCAGCTCACAAAATCCTTGAACGGATTACCCGAGAATTTGATTTCGACCCGATGACAAACTGGCGAGTACTCAAACACGTTCGAGGTTTCGACCCGGCATTTAAAAAGCCAACGTTCTAATCACAAAAAATCATAAAACCGACCGCTTGTGAAACATCAAGCGGCGGTTTCCTGCACCCAAAATTCAAGGATTAGGCGATGAAATACGCAAAAATCATTCTATTTTTAACCGCCTTTGCAGTTGCTGCCGACTACTTAGAGTTACGGAACGACTGCGACGGCAAAATTTGTATGGCTCAACGCTAATTAACCCAACCGCTTGTTCCGCAAGCGGTTATTTCTAAAGGAAAATTCACTATGAAAACAACCCAACATATTTTAGATGAACGTGAACAACAACACGGCAACTACGACAGTTTCGCCACGATTTATGGTGGTTTACGCAAAGTCAGTGACCCGCACGCAGAAAAGCTCACTTGGCCACAGCAAATCGCCGTTGAGATGATGTTATTCAAAATTGCCCGAATTTTAAATAACGGAGCAAATCATCAAGACAATTATCAAGACATTGCCGGTTATGCAATGTTAGGTGGCGGACTTTATAACCCGAATGTGCCAGCAGAAGTTAAAGCATTACCAAAACCATTAACCGACGAAGAAAGAGAATCAGAGTTATTTGGGGAAGTTGAACAAGTTATTGAACCACCAACACTTGTAGAAAATAATGGCTGGATTTCCATTGAGGACAAATTACCACCTATTGAAACGGATGTGCTAGGGTTATGCGATATTTCAGGAATGCAGTTAATTTTAATAGTTTCAAGAGAACTTGCCGATAACGAGTGGTATTTTCTTAGTGTAAATCAATATGGGCTTGATGACGATGTGATTGAAGTAACCCACTGGCAACCACTTCCAAAGCTGCCAAAGGACAACCAATGACAGACACCAAACGATTAGATAAACTAAACATTAAAGGTTTCCTAAATGAAAAACAAACTTAAGCGTATTTTACACAAAATCAAAACTGAGCAAGATATGAATTTCATTTTTTGGTTATGTGTTGTAGTTCTACTCTTTAACTTGGTTCCATACTTATACGGATTAATCTAATTGACACCGCCCCCAATTCGGATTAAGATAACCGCACTTTCAAGCCGTCCACCAACGGCTTTTTTTGTACCTAAAAACGGAGAAACGAAATGGCAAATAGCGTAATGATTGTACAAGGCGTGGAGGTCAAAGTAACCGCTCGTGATGGTGAGGATTACATCAGCCTAACTGATATGTGCAAAGCTTTTGGAGACAGCGACCAGCTCATTAAAAACTGGCTTCAAAATAAAAATACCATTGAATTTCTTCAAGTTTGGGAAGAGCTGAATAATCCAAATTTTAATTTGGTGGAATTACACCAAATTAAATGCAACAACTAATTAAAAACATCGAACAGTGAAGGGTAGGTTTATAGGGGCTTACGCCCCTTTTGAAAACTGCTCAACCGCTTGAACGATTACCTGTGTTTGCGAAATGCCGTGTTGTTCTGCAAGCTGTTCAAGTTGAGCAATAAAATCTTCGTGGAACTTGAATGACTTCAATCGCACACCACGCTTTGCATCGCTTTTTGCTTGTAATTCTTGAAGCGTTAAACCTGATTTAGGGCGACCACGACCTCGTTTCTCTGTTTGCATTGTCAATTCCTTGTTGATTTTTAATACGGAACGTTATATTATTTAGGAACTGCCTAGCAGAGATGGCGTTCTCTGCTAGGACTTTTAGCTTTCTAATCTAATAAGCTGGCGTGCTTATTAAGATTAAGATCACTAGGATTAACAACTTAAGATACATAATCCAGTTCCTGATGTTTGCCGCTCTCTTCAAGGGCGGCTTCTTCATTTTCAGACCCTTTCCGAAAACAAGATTATTTTAATACATACCAAATAAAACGCAAGCTATTTTTTAGTATTTATTAAAATAATTTTATTTGACAACCGCCAAACTTCGGATTAAGATAACCGCACTTTCAACAGAAAGTCAGCATTGGCGTGCTGGAATGTCAAAATGGCGGTATGAATAATCACCGCAATAATGCGGTTTTTTTATACCTGAAAACCAGCAAAATCAACCTTTAATAAAGGTATGGGCAGTTTGCCCCACCCTTTTAAAGTAGTCTATGATGAGCTAGGTAGTGGGTCGAAAGACCACCGCGACTTTTAGTCATTTTGACAGCGGTACGCCAACTCTGCCTAGTTCATCACCAATAAATTGGCGTTTATTCGTGATGAGTTTGATTAACTCTAAATGAGAAAAACGAAAAATGACTACATTAACATTTCAAAACACCACACTTTCGGTTATCAATCAACGCAATCAAACTTTCGTATCTTCAAAAGATCTTGGTTTAGCATTAGCCTATAAAAATCCAACAAGTGACATTATGCGGATCTACAACCGCAACGCAGACGAATTTACCCCCGAAATGACCGCCCTCATCGAAATGCAGACAAACGGCGGAAAACAACAAGTGCGTATTTTCAGCCTGCGTGGTGCTCACTTAATCGCAATGTTCGCCCGCACCAAAGTCGCCAAAGACTTCCGCAAATGGGTGCTGGATATTTTAGATAAAGAAGTTTTGCAAAATAATCAACAAATCGCACCGCTTGCAGAGCCTAAAATCACAATGGAGCTAACCAAAAAAGAATGGCTACGTTTCGCTTCAATGTGGTACGCCCTCTACAACAGCCTTGAAGTGCTTGCCACATTAGAAAAGCCGTTGCGAGCTATCGGCTCACCGTTTGGGGCAACCGCCTACACGCACGCTACCGAGTATCAAACCACGCTTGGCGTAATGAAGCGGATACTTGAACCGATGTTAGCCGACTTCGAGGTCGATCCGTTTGAAGAGGCACACTACCACAAAGCCCTAACCACCTTAAGGCAATACCAGCCGAAAGGCTTAGGCGGCTTAGTCCGAATTTAATTTGCAAAAAAATCACACAATCCGACCGCTTGTAAAACAGCAAGCAGCGGTTTCCTGCACCTAAAATTCAAGGATTAGCCGATGAAATACGCAAAAATCATTCTATTTTTAACCGCTTTCGTGGTAGTTGCAGATTATTTAGAACTCCGCAACGACTGCGACGGCAAAATTTGTATGGCTCAACGCTAACAGTAAATTTACGCAACAAAATAGACCGCTTGTAATTCAAGCGGTTTTGTTATTCACAATGAACTGTTCATTGAACAAATGAACACTTGACAACCGCTTGTAGAACTTGTTCCGCAAGCGGTTATTTTTTGGAGGAAAAATGCAAACAAAACCGATATTAGATGCCTGTTGTGGTTCCCGTATGTTTCATTTTGACAAGCAAAATCCACACGTTTTATTTGCTGATAATCGACAAATAGAAACCACAATGAAAGACAGGGGCAAAGTCCGCCATTTAGAAATCAAACCTGATGTTTTACACGATTTCACGAATATGCCATACGAAAACGAGAGTTTTTGGCACATTGTTTTTGATCCGCCACATTTAGTTCAAGGTGGAGAAAATAGTTGGCTTGTGAAGAAATACGGCAAATTACCTAGCAACTGGCAGGAAGTTTTGAAGAAAGGATTTGACGAATGTATGCGAGTGCTAAAACCAAACGGCACGCTCATTTTCAAATGGAACGAAACGCAAATCCCTGTTTCAGAAATTTTAAAAGTGATTGATTGCCAGCCGATTTATGGACACAAAAGCGGACGCTTGAACCAAACACATTGGCTGGCGTTTGTGAAAATTGAGCAATCCCTCTAAATGAGGGGTTTATTTTTGGAGAGAATATGGAACAACCTACTGAATTTTTAACGAAAGACGAACTTACTGATTTAACAGGCTATCGTCAAAAGAAAAGGCAAATCGAATGGTTAAAGCAACATAACTACATCATTCAAGATGAAAACCGTTATAAACCTTTAGTGCTTTATAAAGATGTATATGGAAAAGCTCGCTACCAATCAACAACCCAACCTAAAACAAAATGGCAACCACCACCCTATCTAATAGGAGCTGAAAATGGGAAGACCTCGCAAACAACAAAATCAATATCTACCTGA